GCTGAACAGGAGGGACAGCTGATAGAAACAGAAGCCACTGGAGCACCTCAAAAACACCATCATACACTAAATCAGTAAGTTGGCAGCATCACCATCAAAGTTGTTAACCAACATACACTCTATCTGCGGCAAGAGTAGAACAGGTTATAAGAACACCATTCACAGTAGAGTTTCATCCTTTGCTGGTAAGGTGGTCAACGTCATTCATTTCCCAAACAAATATTCTGCTCTAATTGGCGTTCTGTTCTGTATACACTATTGACAAGTTCACAAACCTGAGAGGCAGCATCGAAAAGGTGGCATGCCTTATCCAGGCTGACGCATCCCACCAATAAAAAAGGCACCAGTATCGCTACCAGTGCCCATTTCGCCGCCACTCGCGGTATTCTGTGTGTCCAGTGTTTTCGGCGCATGTCACCACCAACGCACAGCCCAAATCAGAACAGCGACCGCCACAAGGCGAATTGCAAAGGCCGCAGCCCTTGTCAAATCAAGGCTCGCGGGAGTTTCCACTTCAATACCTTTCATAATGGACAACCTCAAAAAGAATCTTTTATACTTTCCCACGAGGATTTTCTCCGTACTCACTACTCACAATTTCCTCTTTGACGTGAAAACTAAAAACCCCGGACTGTTCCAGCAGCCGGGGTTTTGTTTTTTTATTTACTGCCCTGGGTGCGGCATCTGGCTATTTCATTCCTGGCTTTAGTGTCACCGCGACAGATACAACGAACCGTGTCACCCGCCAGCGTAGTGATGTAGGCCTCATCCGTTTTTTCCACCGAAATGCATGGCACATTTCCATCCCGGCAATACTCCACCTGGGCAGCAAGGTGAGTGTTGCGCGGGTAAAATTCCAGGCGATACATATTCCCCAGAACATGCACTTCTTCAACCTGGCGCCCATCTTCCGTTACCGTGATTTTTTTCAGCGCGTACATACGTACCTCCGTTCTTTCGTTTTTTGAGCAATAAAAAAGCCGCTCATGGCGGCCCTGTATGTTTTGCAAGCTATCGCTTCAATTGAAAATGTGGGCCGTCTTTAAGCGTCCGCCAGTCCCCGCCCCATTCGATGGCTGTTCCCAGCTCTGCGGCAGCCTGCTTAAATGCCTGCGCGATTTTCTCGTACAGAGGCCAGTCCCATGACACCTGGCTGCCAACCCAGGCAACAACATCCACCGCATCACCGGTCAGGTGGCGGCTGTTCATGGTCTGGCTTTTCCCTTCCGCGACCAGCTGTTTCTGGCGTTCTTTCGTGCGCAGCCCTTCCGTAATACCGAAATCAACCTCCGTCAGCTCCAGCGCACGGCGAACGACAGCAACCAGCTGTGGTTTAACGCCCTCCAGATTCTTTTCGCTGCGACGACTGAATCTGAATTTACCCGACATATTCACCTCAATAATGGAAAGATTTTTGTGACGTTCCCGCGCGCGCGTATCACCAGCACGCAGAACAGCAGATTAAAAAACACTTCCAGCCAGCCCGTTGCTAACGGGCGACCACACAGATAGCTGAGGGGCGCAAAGGCATACAGCAGCATCAGCAACCAGGCCAGCCATGACATCAGCGGTTTATGTCTGGAATCACAGCGACGATAAAAAAAGAGCGTCAGCACGATAACCGTGCATAACGCCACATTCAGCAATCCGGGAAGGTTACTTAACATTGCCGCCTCCTCCACCCCGCAGGCGGGAGAACAAGCCGGACACCAGTGATGCGATATCCTGCTGGTGGATGAACGACAGAATCTTCACCGACACCACGGATACCAGCACCGCACACAGCGCATCTGCCGATGTGCCGTCATAACCTGTTTTTGCCGCTATCCAGGCAGACAGCACACGCGCTCCCAGCACGCCGACAATGAACGACACCAGAAAATGCGCCGCCACCCGCCAGGCTGAAAGCGCCTGCGGCATCGTTGCCACAAATAACGCCCCGGCGAACGCACCAAACACAATCCCGAAATCCGTTCCGGTAAACAGCCCGAATACCGTCGCCCCGCCGAGCGCCGCTGCCGTACCGGAACCGGATAAGGGTTCAGACATAAATACCTCTCAAAATCAGCGTGATGGGAGTTTATACCAAGTTATAAAATTATGTGATTAAGTATCTTTTTGTGGTCCCATACAATAATCAGATGAACTACATGTGCTTAAAGAAATTAGTTCGTTAGTAGAGAAGGCCTTTTTAAACTCGGAATCACTCCACACATTCTCCTTATAATAGACCCTTATACTTTCACCAGTAGCATAATAATACTTAGCCATTTCCATCATGGCATCGAAACCTTGTTTATGAGATCCAAAGACATCCACCTTACACATATTGTGAATGGGAAGAGTCACATTATCACGCTTTATACCAATACAAAAAAACTGACTTTCCTTACCCCCGGATGTGTAAACTCCATATGATAAATTATTTATCTGAACATTACTAAAGTACTTATCATAATCACTCATCACTGCATGACTTGTACCAGATAACAATGAAAGAGCAATTAAGGAATATTTTATTTTCCGTTTCATAAAACCTCTTATATACGCTAACAAGTTAATCAACAAATCAAATAATAAACACATCATTTCAATAGCATCATTTTATTATTTCTTTTAACACACCTCTTGCATCATAAAATTCGGGTTCATAATAAGTGGCTCTTTTATTTAAACCATCTCTTCTGACTCCCTTCAGAGCAAAACAGGCACTGATCAGACTTCCAAATGCATTGATTCTTTCTCTAACTGACACAGTTGGTACAACTAATTGAGGTATAACACCTGGATTTACAAATGTGGATCCAGGAACATACCTGGCATTGGTGGTTCCGGGTCCATCAGATACTTGACTGTTGAATCTGTCATAAGTCAACTCCACTGCCTCAACAATATTCTCACTAGGGATATGTTCAACTGCGACAATTTCGTTCTGCTCTCGCATCATTATCCGCTCAAATCCAGAAAAGGTTACACCGCGCTGGGTTAGATAATTGACTGACGGTTGAATAGGATAAAAAATATTATTTGCCCTGATACGGTAACGATATAATCTACCATGAAATCCAGAACTTGAATAATATTGCCTGGCTATGTTATATGTTTCAATTAAACTGGTTGTGGTCGCAATAAATGCACTATCCCTACTTCCTGCCGCACATGAGTCTCCTCTTAAATGTTGCTGTAAATTTCTGTTAAAACCATGAGATCTAAATCCATCACGAAATATTTCCTCTGGAGGGCGAGAATCCACTCTATAAACAAAATCCGTAGCATTCGCATACCATGAGAAAGAAATGAGAAACAATATAAATATTTTCAACACAATATTTCACCTCTTACTTAAAAATAATAGCAACGCCTCCATCAAAATAAATCTAAGAAATAATTAAAAGTCAATCAGAGAGTTGCTGTCCTCCATGGTTAGCTGACATCTATTTACTCATTTAATTAACCAGAAACATACCACCATCACATCCCGCGCTAATTAAATAAGAAACACCATGTATTCAACAAAATATTAAAATTAATACAATCTTTATTTAACAGGAACAGTCAGAATGTGAAAATATAATCAGAAGTGTATACTACGGACGTATGAATAAAACAAAACCCGCTCGAAGGCGGGTTCTATTAAAGTTCCTGCGCAGACTCACCTCGCGATACAGCTTTGCGAAGCGTAGCGAAATTGAAGCAGTTTGTGCGTAAAAAATCAAGCTATTTTTTGAGCAAGTGATTCTCGCATGGGAATGTATAGCGCATACTCAGCAACAGCCAACCAATTAGCAATTCGCTTTTCACATGTGCTAAAACACCACTCTGGGTGTGCATCATTCAGCAATTCAGCCATTTTGCGCTTAGTCATCCCCCGTCCTTCATACCGCTGCTGGAGGATACAAATCAACCCCGGATGATCTGCCAGCACTTCACTAATCACCCGATCAATGCATAGCGCCTCGGCATCAGTACAATGCACCAGCCAGCTCTTTTGCTTGCCATTGATAATTTCTCGCAAAAATGATTCCAGTTCAGGTTTCTCTATTCCCGCTTTTTTCATTCTAAACAGGGCTTCATTGATGGCTGTTTTCGTCAACTTTTTTGACGCCAGCAACTGATTGAACATATTCCCTGATCTACCGCCGCCAATATACGACCAGCGCCCCCACATACGTAGTTTTCCCTGAATCCAGACACTTTCCAGCGTGTTGAGACGAAGGTGTTCTCCGCTTTTTCCTGTATGCGTTGGGTAAATCATAAATATCCCTCCTTTCTCCAGATTTCTTGTGTGCGAAAAACACCTTCTGCATGCATCAGGCGTAATTCTTCTTTGGTGTAATCGCTGTTTTTTACCCGCCCGTCGATTAAATCATGGCACGAGCTACAAGCAATCGCTGCCTGCATATCGTGTGGCTTTATCGCTGTTCCGCACGTTCCCGCCAGTCGGTAATGCGCCAGCACAGACGTTTCCGGATCGTGATTGCAGTAGCCAGGAATTCTGACGGTGCACATCTGCCCCCGCGCCGCTTTACGTAAGTCCACCATTACGCAAACTCCAGTAGCTGTGCGGCCACATTTTCTACTTCCTTAGGAGAGGAAAATTTTCGGAACAGAATCCAGTTCCAAAGCACATTCAGTACGGATTTATAAACCTGCTGAAACTCGGTATCGTCCATGTTCGCAAAAGCGATGGATTTCGCTCTGCGCCCGCGGTTACCGTCCGGATAAAAATGCTCGGTGTAAAATCCGGCCTCAATAGTTACCCATTCACGGAAAGCATCAAATGACTTTAGCAATGCCGTATCGCAGGTTCTGTGTATCGCAATGGTATTCAGATATTGTTCTGCGGCATCACTCAGGGCTGGCGTATGTTCCCTGCCGACTGAGTCACACAGATAATCAACGAAACCGGACACCAGTTTTCGTTCGCGGGACGTGATCGCCCCACCGACCGGAGTCCAGTAATCAAATCCGAGTTGCAGGAGTTTGAAAAAACGCTTGTGAAATGCGTAGTTACGAACGCGCTTAAAATCAGCGTGTATCCACTCACCTATCTTTATTTGATGCAGGAAATCACAACTCTCCGGTGTCGCCGGGAGAAGTAATCCAGAAGATGTTTGTTTGACCAGTTGTATATGCGCCATTGCATTCTCCAATGGCGCTGTAGGTTGCCAGTTGTTCAGGCTGGCTTATAGATTATAACTCAATCCCGTATGACCTTAAAACCAATCCTTTCAATGTATTCGATAAAAGCTTCAACAGATAAAATTATATGATCTTCCGGGATTACAGTTGTGTAAATTATTTCTCCATTTTCGATACGCACCGCATAGAGTCCATTTTCACTCAAAGCTTCACGCAATTTATCAAAACTCTTCATTAGAATCCTTCCAGGTAAATAGCGTTCCCCTTTACGGGGGCCATCCATCTTCTCCCTGCGCGCAAATCAAGCCCAAAGGATTCTAATTAATATTTCACATGAGGCAATAACCAAGAAAACACAACAATATATAAAACACATAAATTAAGAATACAAGGTAAACTGCGCGTGATATAAAAAACAACAATGAGAACATTATGACATTGTACATTCTGTTTAATAATATTTATTAATTAAAAACAAAATATCGAGAGGGGCAAAATCGGGTGCATTGAGGATGCCTGACACATCAGAGGTGACGGGGATTTCTCCCATAAGCGCTAACTTAAGGGTTGTGGTATTACGCCTGATATGATTTAACGTGCCGATGAATTACTCTCACGATAACTGGTCAGCAATTCTG